CAACAGTAGTAAGATCAATCTCACTAACGTTGACGCCTGGAGAAACTTGGAATGCCATTTCTTACTCCTTAGATTAAAACGAACAAAGATATCATTTTCTTTTTATTTATATTTTTAACGTTTTTAATAAACTTAGTTAATAAATAGAAATATGAGAAAAACGGAAGAAACCAGACATAAAATGAGGCTTGCTAAACTTGGTAAACCCAAGTCTAAAGAAACTCGTATTAAGATGAGTAAGGCACATATGGGCAAATCTCATAGTGAAGAAACTAAAAGAAAAATTAGTGAGAGTATGAAAAAGAAGTTTCAATCTGTTCTATTCGTTGATCCATGGTCTACCAACGATTAATAAACTGGTCTTTAAGATCTTCTATACTGTAGGGATCGTTTACGATCATTTCTGCATCATTTGCCGCATCATATCTAAAACCAAACGGTAACATATCTTCTTCCATCATAGATTCTTTATCTTCTAGTATTCTTTTTCTAATATCAGTGTTTGTAAGTTCTTTGAAATAATCTTGTCTTACAAGCCATCCAAATAATACTAGACACATTACTAAATCGTCGTGATATCCTTCGTCGGCTTCAAAAGATTCCTTCTTACTAATGAAATTAGATAACTCTTCAATTATGTCAAAATCTTGTATAATAATTTTTTGATTCTCTACCATATCTTTTAAGGTAGAACAACCAATTCTTTTGACTTGTTTAGTGGTTCTTACACCATATTGTGGTTTATTGCCAAATCCACTACCAATAATTTGACCAGATCTACCTCTCATATTTGTCATGAAAATATTTTCATATTCCAAGTCTCTATAAAGAATAGAAGCAACTTGTTCGCCGATATCATTTATTTCAACTAAAACAAAAGCATTGTTAAAGTTCTTAGCTACATTATATACTAACTCTGGATATAAAATAGGTGAAATAGTAGAGTCTTTGAATTTAGCGACAACTCTATATGGTATCTGTGTGATATCGATAACAGTGAAAGCTGAGTTATCTCCACCAACGCCACGAGATGTATCGACAGATATTACATACTCGTGTTTTTCTTTTATATCTTCATACTGATCAAATCCATTTTTTGAAAATTTAGGGTTGACAAAGGTCAAATTTCGGAGTATATTTACATTGATGAGTGTATTACTACTACCTAAGAATTCGCAAGCAAACTCTTGATTAAAATCTTCTTCACTTGTATTTGCTATTTGTTCTTCTTTCCACTTCTCATCTCTTCCTGGTGTTTCCCACCAATCAACAGCAATTGGCATAAACTTACTACGTTCTTCTTCAGCTTCAACCCACATCTTATAGAAATGATTCATACCCGATGGTGTAGAGACAATAATCATTTTTGTCTCTTGACCAGATGAGATTGTAGGATATACAGACTTAAAGAATTCACTAGCAATACCATGAGGAACGAAAGCAAACTCATCAAGAAAGACAAGAGAAAATGATTGACCACGAGCAGCAGAACCCGTAGTAGATGTAGCGAGAATCTTTGATCCATTTTCTAGTTCAATAGAACCTTTATTCCATACAGCAATACCTTGTTGCATCCATAAAGGTAGATTCTCATATGCTTTCTTTAATCTATCAAGAAGTTCTCTAGCCAATTCTGCCTTATTGGCAAGTAATGCTACATTTTTATTTTCGTTAAAAAGAATATAATGAAGAATAAAACCAATGACGGCAGTTGATTTACCAGACTGTCTAGGCATTTTTGTAATGACAAAACGATTATTATTAAACGTATTAATCATTCGTTCTTGATATGCATATAGATCTAAAGGAATAAGACCTTTATCTACATGAACAATCTTGACATAATTTTTTACAAAGTATATTGGATCTTGGGCACACTTAATATACTCTTGAATTTGATCTTGAGTAAATTCGAGATTTACTCCAATTTTCTTTAGATTTGGATTACTAAGATAGGCATCTGACATTATATATTAGTATTTCTTTATATATTAAGTAGTATATACAACCCATCCAGTTGTATTATCAGATTGATAAGCATCTTCATCCCAAAAATAATGTTTTTCTGGTCCTGCATCATCGGGCATTGGAATTGGTGGTTGCCAATCATAATTCTCATCTAGTGTCCACGAAGCATACGGTTGAGTACCATAAAATACATCACCTTCTTCACTATATAAACATCCAATACCAGCATACATCTTTCTAAAACTATTATTATAAGATGTTTGAATCCACTTTACACCAGGAGCTATTTCATTTGGTACTGTAGCGTTCAAATGATTAATAGCTCTTTGATTATCTCTTACTTCTACATCGTTTTCTAATAATAAGTTGTTGTCACAAGTAGAAACAAAAGTGACAACATTGTTCTCATCTACTTTCGCAAAATGTGCCATTTTTATTCTCCTATTATTTTCATATCTATCTTTTTAAAATTCTATCAAACATTAAAGCTAGTAACATAGCAACACATGCTGTCAAAATGGATTCTGTATACATACCAACATAATTAGATTGATGACTTAAAATATCAGCAACAAGAGTAGCAAATCCAGTTAAAGTTAATGCAAAATATTTATTATGATTTATATTAATTAAGGATAATATTACTATAATTACTAAAGCAATTACTGCTGTTTTACTTGCTGTTATATAGTGATTTATTGTAAGTACAGTTAAGTTTCCTTGCGCCATACAAAGTAAACATGCTAAAAACGGTTCTAGAAACTTTTGTATGAAATAATCGTAATTAGTTTTTATCATCTTTGTTTTTTAACTTCTCTATTTCTTCTGCGTTTTTTGCAATATGATTATGATTAGAATCAATCTTTTCATCTTGTGCAGAATCAATCATTCTTTGTAATCTTCTACCTTTTTCTTCTTCACTATCTTTGTGTAATTCAGGATCGACTACTTTTTCTAACTTTAAAAATGGTATTCTTTCATTTGGTACATATCTCCATGTATATCCTTTATCACTGAATACACCAAATACAGTTTGTTTGATACCAACTTTTACAATAATAGCATCTGAACCATCAAGAATAACTTTATCACCTTCATTGAAGGCTCGGTTCATTTGAAACGCCATACCTTTGGCAAAGTTAGTTACAAAGTCTTTTAACATAAACGCAATAATTGCTGAAATGAGAACAGCAATCCACGGAAGAATCAGAGCCGTTAAATCCCCACTAAGAGCTTCAATTGTCTGAACTTCTTGCATTTTTTTCTCCTTGAATAAGTTTTTGAAGATCAGCAGTTGAACCTACAAATAATGCATTGGTTACATTCTGCGGTTTATCTTCTTTTGTCTGTAATATATCTTTCTTTTTCTTAGCCAACTCAAGGAGATCTTTGTTTGTATCAGTTAATGTTTTAAGTAAATTTGTCGCCACTTCAAATGCTCTTGGAGATTCACTCTGTCGAGCAATTTCCATAACTCTATCTAAATCACCCATTCCAGAGTCAATTAGATCTCTTAAATTACGTCTAGCATAGTCGTAATCATCTTCTATTTGTTTATTAATATTAGGTTCTATAACCTCCACTTCATTAGGAGGATCTATGTTTAGTACATGACTGAATTTAGAATCGAAACTCATAAATTACCTAACCTTTACTATAAATTCTTTTGAGTCTAGGTTATTTGTTATCCATACTATATTATCTATACTAAACGATTTTTCAAAGACTTTACCTTTTTCACTTCGTTCTTTATTAAACTGTAAACGGTCTTTTTGCATTCTTTTGAATTTGTCTTTTAAATCGTCAGTATCCCCGTCGGTTATGTGTTGGCGGTGCATATCGTATATGTCATAAAATTCTGGATTTCTTTTATTCAATACATACTTCTTGCCTTTAAATGTAACGAAACCCAGTTTTTTAAAGGTACTCATAGCCTTTTTTATTTCCGAATCTTTTATAGGCTCTATAAAAAACGAAGGATGCCCCTCACCTTTATTAAACCTTCTAAATCCAGCAAAGACTTCTGCTATTTTTTTATCACTAGTCCATGACTCGTATTGTTTATTTCTGTCATAAGAAGTA